GTACCTGTTGGGCGTCCCAACCGGGTCATACGCGTACACAAACTCACGCGAGTCCCGTTGGGATTTGTGGCTATACGGCACCAAAACGTATGCCGAGTGCATTACGTCAACCCTGTCAGGTAACAACGTGTTACCGAACGGCACCTATGTCGAGTTCGATACCGACGAATACTTAGGCGAGATTGACGACGCCGACATGAACCGCAACATGGAAATAACAGAACCCGAAACCGGAGAAAACCGAACATGATCAGATTTACTGCCCACAACGTCACCGTCGACGCAGCCGCCGGAGACACACCAAGCCGCACCATTACCGGTATCGCGGTGCCATACAACGAAACCGCGGTCGTATCCGACGGCCAAAAAGTACGTTTCACCGCAGGCGCGTTACCCGTCGACGGTAAAGCACCAAAATTGTTTATGTACCACGACTCCGCGCAACCGGTCGGACTAGTTACCGAACGAGTCGACACCGCCGACGGCATGTTGTTCAGCGCCAAGATCAGCGCCACCGCAGCCGGCGACGAAGCACTAACACTCGCACTAGACGGTGTACTCGACTCCGTATCAGTCGGCGTGAACCCAACCGCGTTTACATTCGAGGACGACGGCACCATGATCGTCAGCAAAGCCGAATGGTTAGAATTATCATTAGTCCCCATTCCCGCGTTCGCAGGTGCTACTATCACCGATGTAGCCGCAAGCGCAGCCACTCCCGACGACACAACCGAACCCACGCCAACCGTCGAGGAGACATCACAAGTGGACACCAACCCAATCGAAACAGTCGTCGAGGCCGCGGCAATTCCAACCGCACCACTTCCCGCACAACCAAAGCGCAAGTTTGACATGCCAACAGCAGCCGAATACTTGGCCGCATACCACATTGGCGGCGACACATTCGCAAACGTGCAAGCAGCAGCACGCGAGTTTGCATTATCAAAGCAAACAGCGTTGCAAGCAGCAGCAGGTGACGTGCTTACCACCGATACACCCGGTTTGTTGCCCGTGCCAGTTCTCGGCCCAGTGTTTGACGATCTCAACTACATTCGCCCCGTTGTGTCAGCAGTCGGCGCACGCGCGATGCCAGACGGTGGACAATCAAAAACATTTATTCGCCCAACATGGACGACCCACACTTCAGCGGGTGCACAATCACCAGAACTTTCCGGCGTATCAGCAACAACGCCAGTGATTGCGTCAAACGTCGTAAGTAAAACCACAATTTCGGGACAGGTAACGCTTTCCGTTCAAGACGTGGATTTTACTAGCCCGGGCGCTATGGACATCATTCTCCGCGATCTCGTCGGCCAATACATGTTGCAAACCGACGCCGTTGCATGTAACGCGATCACTAACGGTGGCACCGCATCAGGTTCAACATGGACAGTTACCGCAAACGATCCATCAACACTTGTAGCAGCACTGTACGACGCAGCAACCGACATTCTTGCCGCGACAAACTTTTTACCTGATCACATTTTTGTTAGCACTGACGTTTGGAAGAAACTCGGTTCACAGTTGGACGGCGACAAGCGTCCAGTGTTCCCATACACCGGCGCAGCAGGCCTTATGGGCGTTAACGCAATGGGTAACGGCGCAGTGACCGCAATGAGCGTTTTTAACCCATTCGGTTTGAACCTTGTTGTTGATCGTGCGTTTGCTGAAAACACAATGACCGTCGCACGAGGCGCAGCAATCGAGTTCTACGAGCAAGTACGCGGCATTATGTCGGTCGAAGTACCAAGCACACTCGGTCGCACATTCTCTTACTACGGTTACGTTGCAACCTTTATTGCTGACGGCGACCAAGTAAAAGAAATCGCAATCGCTTAACCCGAAAGGCCAAACATGGCCGAGGAAGCCGCCATTACGTTTCGCTACCGCATGGACAACTATGCGGTAGTGCAACTACTTACAAACGTCAACGTCACAGTTGGCGAAGAAGTCGAAATCTCCGGCGTCGGTTTAGGTTTTGACGACTCCGGTGTGATCGTCACCGCGTTACCGCAATACAAGTTTTTGGGCACAGACTCCGACGGCGTACTCATGTACGACTACAACGTACCGATCCCTAACCAAGTGTTGTACCAAAACGTTGGCGCCGATGTTGAGTACGGGCCATGCGACCCCTATGGGTCGTTAGAGTACGCATACGTTTGTACATGGGTCAGTGTTGCCGACATACAAAACTACGTTGGCATAACGGTTGCTACCGTTGCTGAAACGACGTTTTTGACGCAGTGCCGCAACTCGGCTAACAGCTTTTGTTTTCGTCGACGTCGCGAAGCCGGATACAGCGACCAACTAGCGACAGTGCCTGACGAGTCGGTCAAACTGGGAACGATTATGTATGGCGCGGCGTTGTACCGTCAACGCGGCTCTATCGACACGTTTGCCGGGTTCGACGGCATGAGCACCGCACCCGTCAGCGGGTTATCACCAATGATTAAATCGTTGCTCGGCATTGACCGCCCACAGGTTGCCTAATGGCGTGGCCCGACCTATTCAACGAAGGCATCGACGACCTAGCGATCACGCTTGCCACGATCTCCGGGCTACGGGTCGTCACGAACCCGAAAGACATCAACCCGCCGTGCGTGTTCATCAACGCGCCGTCAATCGACGCATGGAACTACAACATTGCGAAAATGGAAGTCCCGGTCGACGTGGTAACACTTGGCCCGGCATCGCTTGACGCCCTACGGGACATACTGGCGATCGTCGCCAAGCTGTTAGCCAAAAACGTTGCAGTCACGTCAGCAACCCCGGCAGTATTTGAGGTCGGTTCACAAACTTATGCCTCTTACCGTGTTATTATCCCTATGCAGGTACAAACAGCATGAACACCGAATACATCATCGTCAGCGAGCGCGTCGGAAAACCAGGCGCATCGTTCACACCCGCCGAAGGCGTCAACGTCGAGGCATTACTTGCTGGCGGTTTTATTGCCCGCAAAACTTCCCGACACAACAAAACAACCACAACAACCGAGGAAGTAACCGAGGACAATGGCAACTAGCATTTACCTTTCCAACCCTGTCGTGACCGTCAACTCGGTTGACCTATCCGACCAATGCACCGCAGCAACATTCACGCAGCGATACGACCAGCTTGAAAGCACCGCGTTTGGTGACTCATCACGCAAGTACACATCGGGTCTTGGTAACCATGAAGTGACGCTCTCGCTATACATGAGTTACGCGGCCACAGAAACCTACGCAACACTTTCCACGCTTGTCGGCACGACCACCACAATCCGCGTACAGCCAAGCGCGCCACCGGACTCGGCAACCAACCCCGGTTTTATTTTGACCGGCGCGTTTTTGCCTGAACTACCCGTGATCAACGCAACAATGGGCGAACTATCAACCATTGACGTCACGTTCGTTGGCGGCGTATTCACCACCGACACCACCGTTTAAATAACCCTTTACCCGGCGAAAGGCCCGACATGAAACTCACACTCCGCGTAGACACCGGCGACGGCCCCTACGAAATCAGCACCAACCTTGCGGTCATTGTCGCATGGGAACGCAAATACCGACGCAAAGCAAGCGATCTTGCTAGCGGCATCGGCATGGAAGATTTGGCATACCTTGCCTACGAAGCAAGCAAACGCGCAAACATTGTCGTACCCGTCGAGTTCGACAAGTTCATAGACAAACTTGTAACGCTAGAAGTAGTCAGCGAGGAACCCGAAAACCCTACCGAGCAGGCACCTACCGACACGCCCTAGCCTCGCTGTTAGTTGCTATCGGTTGGTGGCCGCATGAGATAGAGTTCACTACTGACGACCTAGCCACGGTCACAAAGATTTTGAACGACCAACGAAAGCGACTCCGATGAAAAGCACAATGCAGGTGCAAGGCATCAAAGAAACGCTACGCGAAATTCAAAAACTCGACCCAAAACTACGCCGCCAAATCACTAAAGAGTTCAAAAAAATCGGTGCACCAGTCGTCAACGAAGCAAAAAACATGGTGCCACAAACCCCACCACTATCGGGTTGGGGTCGAGTATGGGAAACACCCGGCACCCGTTTTCAAATGTTGCCGTGGGACGACGCAGCCGCCCGCAAAATGATCGACACCAAAGTGAGCAGCAAACGCCCCCGCGAATACCGCGGCGTAGTGCGCGATCTAGCTGTGGTGGCGGTGCGTTGGCGTGGCGCAGTAAATACTGTGTTCGACATGTCACGCAACCCGGAAACCCCACAAGGTGCGGTCATGATTGACGCGCTTAATAACCGTTACGGCCGGGCGAGTCGTGTTATGTGGCCTGCTATGGAAAAACACAAAGACACCGTAGAGAATGAGATCGAACAGCAAGTACGGGTTGTTATGGCGTCAGTAGATCGAGCGGTGAAGTAATGGCTATTCGAATACCGATTATTAGCGATTATTACGACGGCGGCGTTAAGAAGGCACAACAGTCGTTTAAGGATTTAGCCAAAAACGCCGCGCTTGGCGCTGTGTCATTTGGTGCATTATCAGCGTTTATCGGCAAGGCAACCCAAGCCGCGATAGCCGACGAAAAAGCACAAGATTTACTTGCACAACAATTGCGCATTTCTACCCGCGCTAGCCAAGCTCAAATTGACGAAGTTGAGCGCGCTATAACCGAAATGTCGTACCAAGCAGCCGTCGCTGACGACGAATTACGTCCCGCGCTTGGCAACCTAGTACGCGCAACCGACGACGCAGCCAAAGCACAAGAAATCCTTGCACTAGCACTTGACATTTCTGCCGCAACTGGCAAACCATTAGAAGCCGTCAGCGTCGCGTTAAGCAAAGCCTATTTAGGCCAAGTCACCGCGCTACAACGATTAGGCGTCCCGCTTGACCAAGCAGCGGTAAAAGCAAAAGATTTTGACGCCATTATGGGCGATCTAAACGACACGTTTCGCGGCTCAGCCGACGTGTTCGCCAAGTCCACCGAAGGCCGCATGAAAACGCTACGCATCGCGGTCGACGAATTAAGCGAAGAAATCGGCAAACGACTATTGCCAGCATTAAGCCGGATAGCCGACTTTGGTATTCCGGCCGTTAAAAACTTGGCGTCAGCATTTGACGGTTTATCGAAAGCGGTCGAGGGCGCACAAAACGATCAGGGATTTTGGGAAAAAACGTTTAAGCGATCATTTCAAATGGCGTTTGACGTCACCGGCGGTTTTCTTGCTCGCATGGTGTTTTTACGCAACGAAACCGAAAAAAGCGCCAACTCGTTTAGTTTGTTTGCCAATGCCGCAAACATCATTAAAAACGCCGGGCAAAACATCAAAGATTTTTACCTACCCGAACTAGAAAAAACAAGCACCGCCACCGACAAAACAAACCAAAAAACCAAAGATTTACGCAAAACGATACGCGACGCATTTACCGACGCCCGGGATCGAGCAGCAGATTTCTTGGGCAACATGGTGCGGGTACGCGACGAGTTTGCAAAAACTATTGGTGACGCTGTTCGCGGTGCAATAGATTTCGGTGCGATCCAATCAACCGCCAAAGAAGCCGGTACGACATTCATAGCAACCCTTGCCGAAACCGTAGGTAAGGCTCGAACATTCGCTGAACGTTTGCGTCAACTTATTAGCGCCGGGTTATCGCAATCAGCGATTAGCCAAGTAGCCCAAGCGGGAGCCGAAGCAGGCACCGCAATAGCCGACGAACTACTAGCAGGGGGTGCCACAGCGATCGCACAGGCTAACGATCTTGTCGCGGCAGCGGAACAGGCCGCAAAAGAGACCGGGACATTGGCGGGGGCGACGTACTACAACGAAGGCACCGTACTAGCCCAACAGCTCACTAAGGGCATCACGGACGTTATTAGCAAATACAAAATCAAACTCTCGTCACCGGGGTTGACCGAGAAGCAACTACGGCGTCTACAAAATCGGTTCGCGGTGGACGTCGATTTTGTTATGTCGCAGGTACCGGCGCTGGCTAATGGTGGCGTGGTTACTGGCCCGACGTTGGCGCTTATCGGCGAGGCAGGCCCCGAAGCGGTCGTGCCGTTAGATCGTGCTGGCGCTATGGGCAACGTGACGATCAACGTGAACGGTGGCGACCCTAACGCCGTCGTCGACGCGCTACGCACCTACATGCGCCAAAACGGATCAGTACCAATTAGGGTCAGCAACCTGTACTAGCCATGCCAACCGCAAACTACGAGTTTCAGTATTACAGCACTAGCGGCGCAACATGGGTTGACGTTGACTACATGCTGGACTATGACGTCAAAATTGGCCGCGATTTTCAGTTAGACACATACCGCGCCGATACATGCCGAGTCACATTTTGGCTCACTACTGGTGTGTCGTTTGCTGGCCCCCAATACAGCGTCAAACCGGGCATGCCAATTCGGATCATCGACAAAACCCGCAAAGTAATTTTATTTTGGGGTATTACCCGCGATACACAAGTGGATTATGGCATGCCGTATAACTCGGTGACCGATGTCGGTAATGCTGACCGGTTCACGGTGTACGGCGAGGGTGCGTTGGCTGTGTTTGGGCGTATGTCAGGCGATGACTATGTGATGGCGGCTGACACGTTAAACGATCAGATTGACACGGCAGAAACACAGTCGGGGGGCACGATTATTGCGCCGTATGACGCCGCCAGTATTTCAATGGGTGGCACCACGGTTAGCGGTACGTGGGGCGACTGGGTGACGCGTGTTGTGTTGACGTTAAATGACCGTATTCGCCAGTTAGAGGACGAGATCGAGATTGTGTCTAAATACGATTTAGAGCCGTTGTCAATGTCGTTTGCGACGTCGGACGGCCCGCTATTCCAACGCTATGACCGTATCGAATACGAAAGTTTGGCCGATAACTATTACACACAGGTCATTGTGAAACCCGAGGGGTTAAGTGAAGCGGTTGCAGAATTAGGGTCGAAACCGTTTAGGACATACACGGTGAACACGGTGAACGCGTCGGTGGCACAGGCCGAGGACTACGCCGACTATCTGCTGGCCAACTATTCAAGTTTGGCGGCGGGGCTGTCAATGATCGGCGCCCGGTCAACTAATCAGGGCACTAATTTTTATTTGGACAACATGGGCGAGGCTGACGGGGTAACAGATTTTTACACGCAAAGCCTTGTCGGGTATTACACACAGGTCGCGTTTCGCACGTTAACGACTGACGTGGTGATCGAGGGTTTAACGATCAGCGGCAACCCTGACGAGCAACGGTTTACGTTCCAGTTTTCGCAACGCGATCTCAACTCGTATTTGATCCTCGACGACAACACTTTCGGCACGTTAGATAACAACAAGTTAG